CTCTGTAAACTGCTCGGCAATAAACGGACGGTTCTCTGTGTCTTTGAAGTGAGTAGGGTCATACTTTTGCATGACCTTCAAATACAGAGTTGCCAGCTTCTCAAGGCTGTCCTCGATTACCAGAGCGCGTTTTTTGGTGCGGCTAGAGCCAAGACGAGCAAGCTGAGAAGCATGTCCAGCAGAGCGAACGCCAGACTCACCTTTACCTTGTAGAACATTTCCAATCCCCGATGCCTCTTCAAACATGGCATCTATCTCATGAATCTCGTTAAACAAGTCGGCAGGCATGGTAGGAGCTAACTTCTCCACCTTTGCGTTCGGCATGTCGGTTGCTAGCAAACCGCCAGCGCGGTTGAGAGCAAAGTTCTTCTCGTCCAGAATACCCGTAAAACCAATCAGCGCAGTGGGCGGGGAGACTTGCTTGGAAAGCAGATCCATGATCTCACCCATACGCTTGTTACGGAGCTGCTGGAGGTAGACCAGACGGTTAACTTCTGAGCCGCCCCAGTAGTAGTCATAGAGTGGGTTGGGAGCAATTTGAACAAAAGGCAGCTCGCCTTTTAAGAACATTTGCTCGCCAGGACGGTCATAGATGATGATGTCGGGGTCTGCTTTGGTGACGACTTGGTAGTCTTCTGTGTCGTCGTTCCACAGCCAGAGTTCAATCATCTCGACGGTAGGCTCGGACACTTCTGCTTTGTAGCGCATAGTGCCGTTCAAGTCTAAGTTCACGTTACCCATCAGTTGTGGGTTTGACTGAGACATGATGATGCGGTCTACACCGTTGGGAGTTTCTGTACGCACGTGCTCCATAAAGGAGAGCTTGCGAACAATAGCGTCACGCCGGGGGTGGCTATACAGTTGAGAGTACAGCTCGGACTTGGTGATGTAGTAACGCTGGATGATTGCTTCTTGGCGATCTGTGTAAGCAATATCCTCACGCAACACACCCATCGCTTGAGGCTCAACCATGTAGGGGTGGATGCTGCCACCCTTCTTCACAACGGCTTTGACGTAGGTGGTGTTGTACACCAGCGCCCAAGTCACGGCAGAGGCAAATACTTGGTCGGCGTTTGAGTTCAGCCACTCGTCGTTAAGAGCGCGAGTGAGGGTGGGTACTTTGAATTGCTCTAGGGGGCTGACATCAGCGCCGGTGTTGATGCTAAAGCGTGTGGTTTCTGCTGAATAGAGAAACGAGGTGAGCTGATCGATGTGGGGGAAAATCTTGTTGTACAGAGCTGGTGGCTCGGTTGGCTCAGCACCAAACAAATACCAGCTCCGCAAGATCCCTGCATCTACCTGACGTTGTTGCATGGAGACGGAACATTTTTCTATCACATCGAGATAGAAGCGTTCGCGGTCTTCTGGATCGTCAGGGATTCTCATTCTTTAGGCACACTCAGGTTTTCATGATCCTTAATATAGGACGCCGTGGTAGGGCCTGTCAAGTTGCCTGCATCTTGAGGCCTAAACCCAACAGATTCGCCTTTAATGGATTGTACTGCACGGCCCGACAAAACGGACTGCATACTGAATCTATTATCGCCTCCCCACACTGCGGCGTCACCTGGTCGGGCTTCTCGGGGTTGCGGGGCCTCTGTAGAGATGCCATTCTCTGTTGCATGGTGCATAGATTGACGTTTCATCTCGTCTATCGCCCCACTTGCGTGTTTATATTCGGCTTCTGAGAGCTTATTGTCCTTTGTGAGGAATCCAGTCTGACTTTCCCCTGCTCTGGTGCTCTGAATGTCGTTCATCCCGAAGTCTTGGGCCAGTCCACGGACAGTTTTGTCTGTATTCTTGGTTTTATCCGAGATTAGACCTGGTGCTTGCAAGATGACGTTGTGAATTTCGCCTGTACAGCCTTTGATAGGGCATTTTGCGTCCCAGCCCTCAAAGTATGAGTGTACAGAGCAGTGATAGTCCCGTAGTATTGCCATAAGTTACCCTCTTAGTGCTTCATCAAGGTCGTAGGTTGAATAATCTCGTCGGTTGACCATTCCCAGCGAGATTTTTGGCCCGTCAGAGGTCATTTTGACCCCCATACTGGGCACGATGACTGGCTCAGCCTTCTGTTTGTACTCCACAAACCGCGTCATGTCCTTGCGACGCATCACACGCACACGGCCTTCTTTCCATTCTCTATAGCCCTTGTTAACCCGTATCTGGGTTGTCTCTGTCATGGGCAAGTCCTCTATCAAGAAGACCCGCTCCATAAGCGTCTGTGAGATGCCGCACAGTTCTGAGAACATAACCTGAGAGATACCGCGATGAGGGTCTTTCAGAAAGCGTTTAACCTGCCGTAGCAGCTCTTTCTTAGGCAATGGGCGTGGATCCATAGAGACCAATCCCTTTCAGGTAGTTGCTGACGTTGCGACCCACAGAAATCTGTTCTGGAGTCATTTCTTCTTGCTTCTTAGAGATCTCGCGTGTGATCTTTTGAGCGATCAATCTTGGCTGCACTTGCTCAGCGTAGGCCACCACAGCAAGGGCAGAGGCAAGAACTCTGTCATCCTTAGCTCGTCCAGGTGCGCCCAAGAAGCCGTCCTCACGCACGATGGTTTTCATTTCTTCCAGCGTGTCCATGCTGTAGATCTTCATCATCTCGCGCTCAAAGTAATCTTTCATGTAGTTCATCATCCGCTCTTTAGAGTTGTGAGTGGTGACGTACCCCACGGAGTTAGAAAGCCCACCAAGGGTGTCATTACGCCGCCAGATGTAGTTTTGCATACTGCCAAGGACGTCCATAAGGCCACGGCCCATATCGCCTCCTGTAGCGGCTGCATGGCGTTTCAGGTTGCGGATCTCGTTAATAACTGCTTGTCCCGGGCCGTTAACCTCAAGGTTAAGGGTGGAGTTTTTGTATGCTCCGGCAAGGTGGGCGATGATCCAGGCGAACTGGTAGGTGTTGAGTTCTGAGGTGGCAAACTCAGCCACTTGGTCGAGACCGTTAGCATAGACTCGATACACTTGAATACAAAATCGGTCTGCCCAGTCTGAGGATCCGTAGGCAGGATCTGCACCGATGACGTAGTAAGCAGTGTCAATGGGTTGCTCCCAGATCTTGAGTGTACACAGTCGCTCAGTTGCTCGCACGACTTGGGTGTCTTGGAACAGACTACCAAACACGTAGGTGTAGGCTTCATAAGGTTTTGTCTTCGCAATCTTGGCTGCGTCTGTACAGCGGGAGTTAGAAAAGAAGCTAGTGCCTGTCATCACAAAGGCATAGTCTTCTGTAGGGGGAAACTCTTGGTACATCAGGGACTCGTCTTTAATCCCTTCTGTCATTTTCCAGCGCCACCAAGCAATCTGGCGGGAGTTGATCTCGTAATTGTAGAGCTTCTTAATGTCCTTGACCCACTCCTTCTCTTCAGGCTTTAGTCTGCCGTTCCAGTAGGCTTTGTACTCAGGGGTCTCAGCATCAATCATGTAGTACTCGTTACGCCACCAACCACAAAAGATGGCTTTCTGGGTACGAGCAGTCTTGGCGGTCTTGTACATGTCGTGAAACATGTTGAAGCCTTGTGCGGTGCTCTCAAACATGTAGAGCCGCTCAGGGTTCTTCTCAGCAAGAGAGGCTATCAGAGAGGCCAATCCCTCTTCGTTTCCCCACGAGGCAGTTTCTGTGCCGTGAAGGTAAGTGATCGCCTTGCCTTGCCCCAAACGAGATTTATTGCCAGCGATCTGATAAAAAATTCTTGATCTGTTCTTGAGTACAAGCTGGTTTCTATTGTGGGCAGATAACGGGATCTTGTACTGCTTGGGGAGTCCTTCCATGTACATGCCCAGAGTCGAGCGGAACATGTCACGGTTTTCCTCCGTATCAGCCACCAGCGTTCCCTGCCAGCCTGGGTGCGTAAACTGCCAGTAGAGGTCGAGAGCCAACGATATTGTCGTGATACCCAACTGACGACCCTTGAGGATAACAAAGAAGTGAATGTCATTGTCTAACCCTTTTGCTATCTCACTCATCGTGTAAGTCTGAGTACCCAGCAGCTTACCCATCTTCTGTAAGCCAGCTTCCTTAGTCTCAATCTTCAATTCTGCACAGAACTTGTAGAACTGCTGGAGATTAAATTTCATTATGGTTTCCCCATTTGTTCATCTGTCCACCCCGCTATCTCCCAAGCAACATCTCTGTTCCTAGCCAGCCGGATTAACTCCTTGTAATGCCACTCACTGTATTTTGCTTTCCAAGACTTAGCTAGCTTAATCTTTTGCTGCTTCCTAGTGCAGTGCATGGCAACAAGCATTTCTCTTTTCATCTGCAAGCGCGATTCGTACAACTGTGTCCGTAACGCCACGCTCATAACCTGTCTCATAAACTTTTTGTAATTGCTGCTGCTGCATCACCCGCACGGCCTCACTCTGGTAAAGACGGATCAACAACAGGTTGCACTGCCACCTGAGTTCATCTTCATCCATCCAGAGGAAATCAACCATACAGCACCTTTATCTGGTTCTCCATACTCTGACCCTACCTTCTTCTGTTCGTGCCTCAAAAGCCCTAGCAAGGCGCTTGCCAGCCCTGTAGTTGGCATTGAGCACCTTCGCTCTAGCCTCCAGCGGCACAACAAAAGAATCCCCTATGTCCATCACCTCGTAAGGGTAGTCATACACCACCCGACTTACAGGCATCTTTATATCTCTATCTATCTCTATCTTCACACTAGGCATACAACCCTCTCTACATGTGTGCAGATACTACTAGATAAGTTGCTTGCACGCAAGCACCAGGGTCTTCGTTTCACTCAGCCCAAAAAAAAGCCCGCACAAGTGGCGGGCATAAAGTGAACAAGTGCAACTGCGAATTGCAGGGGAATAGTA